CAAAAAATGGTATGGAAACGGTAACATCAATGCCGACCAAGGTGGAAAACCAAACGGTGGCGTGGCTACCGAGTCGCAAGGTAGGGAAGACAATCCTGACCTCTACGAGAACGATGTGATGGGGAAGGTTGCGAAACGCAACGAGAACAGCATCTGGAAGAGAGGTGGCATGAAACGCATCAAGCACAAGAAAGACGATGAATGAGCAAGGTGAGCAACGTTTTGACATGATGTTGCTCACGGCAATATGCTGACTTTTAGGGAATTGAATATTAAGGTTGAGTAACATAATGTTGCCCAACCTTTTTATTTGTACCTTTGCTGACGTAATCGGTTACAAAAAAAATGGGTGTGAATTAACATGTTTAACTTTAAGGTAAGAAAAGATTATGTCAGGAGAAGAAGTAATCAGAACATCTAGCTGTTGCCCTGAGGCAATGATGGGCGGCATGATGGGTAGTATGTTCAACAGACGAGACAATGACGGCTTATTGTCGGCTGCGCTGATGAACGGTAACAACAACTGGAACAACTCGCCTTGGATGTACCTTATCTTCTTGGCTCTCTTCGGTGGCAATGGCTTCGGCTTTGGCAACCGTGGCAATGCTATCCAAGATGCCGAGATACAGGGACAGATTCAGAGTTTGAGAACCCAGATGTCGGACAACCACAACAGCGACTTGCTGATGAGTGCCATCAAGGGTAACAATGATGCGCTGAACACGCTGGGCGCAAACTTGAACTGCGACTTCAACCAGTTGCAGAACGCTGTTTGCAGCGTGAGAAGTGCCATCGAACAGGTGGGAGGCCAAGTAGGTTTCTCTGCCGAGCGAGTAATCAACGCTGTGAACCTTGGCGATATGAACATCGTACAGCAGATGAAGGACTGTTGCTGCCAGACTCAGCAGAACATCATCAAGATGGGCTATGAGAACCAGTTGGGGCAGAAGGACATAGAGAACTCCATGCAGCGTGGATTCGACTTCAACAACCGTAGCGTGGAGCGTGGTTTCTCTTCCATTGGTTTCCAGATGCAGCAAGACAAGTGCGACATCATCCGTGCGAACCAAGACAACACGCAACGTATCGTTGACGTATTGAACAGCCACTGGCAGAGCGACTTGCAGCAGCGTTACAATGACGCAAGATTGGAGTTGAGCCAGCAGAGACAGAATGCAACCATTATCGCTGCATTGAAGACTACAACGACTACCACTTAATCGGGAGTGATATAGTTTGAATCATTAAGAGGGAGGTGATTGCGAGATGTAATCGCCTCTCTCGCATAAACTTTCTAAATCTTTATAGTTATGATGTTTAAGGAACTGAAATCGGGCTATCCGATATACTTATTTGACCGAGCTTCGCTGAAATACGAGCAAGCGAAGGTGATGAACGTGCAACCGAACTACCAAGCGACATTTGGGAAGATGGAGGTGAACATTACCGTGCAAACCAAGGACGGTGGTCAGAACACCTACAGCGTGGTAGATACGGAGCAATCGGCTTATGCCAACTCGCTGCTATTGACCACCAACAAGGACTGTGTTATCAACGAGGTGAATGCGCTGAAAGCTACAAGCGAGGAGGTGCTGGGCAAGGTGGAGGAGCACAAGAGAATCGTGGAGGAGTGCGGCAAGTTGCTGTCGGAACTGGACACTTCTTTTCGAGACCAACAGAGAACCAACCAAAGACTGGACAACTTGGAAAACAAGCTGGACGAGATATTTAAATTTGTCAAACAAAAAAGTTAAGCGTATGGGTTTCGTGGAATTGATTCAGAAGTATCAGGAGGGTACTACTCCTGAGCAGATGCTGGAGGTAACCAAGGTTATCGGCAAGTTTGTGGCTAAGCATGGCACAGAGGAAGAGTTGCATCATCTTTACAAGGACATCTACGGTGTGGTAAGCGAGGGACACTTTGACCGTCACTTTGCTGAGGATGCCATCGGCAAGATGTATTACGAGGACGAGGACGGGGAGAAACATCATGCTCCTTTCTTCACGGAGACGGAGGTGAAGGAGGTGTTCGACCTGAACAAGGACGATATTTCGGACTACACCATCCACGACTTGGCGGTAACGATGAACATGCTGAGGAGCGACAACAACCGATTCTTCGAGAAGTATGCCAAGAATGCCTCGGAGGTGAAGGAGATGGTGATTTGTATGGCTATCGAATATCTGCAAGACCCAGATGCACCTCACCCTAAGAGCAAGATATGGGACTACATTAACGGATAAAGTGGCAATCTCTATATCTTTGCAGAAAAAAGAGATATATGAGTGATATTAAGGTTTTTATAATTGGTACGGTATGGGGATTCCTGACATTGCTCACCCCCATCAAGGACTTCATGATAAGCATGGTAGTACTGTTTTCGCTGAACTTTGTGTTCGGCTTGGTAGCGGCAAGGTTTGAGCATGAGGAATGGTCTTGGAAGAAGGCTGGTATGTTCTTCGTGTGTTGCTGCATATTCTTTGTGACCGTGGCTGCGCTGTTTGTGGCTGGTCACTTCCTTCACTCGGACGAGCAGGCTGTGTTCTGCGTGCGCTATATCTGCATAGCGGCAATGTATCTCTTTACCACCAACATACTAAAGAACTGGCGCAAGATATTGGTGCCTGGAACTCCTTGGTATCAGTTGGTGGACTTTTTGCATTATGTGTTGAGCTTCGGATTCGTGGATAAAATCCCGCTCTTCAAGAAATATCAAGAATATAAAAAGACAGAGAACAATGAAAGTAACTAAGGAACAGATTTTACAGATTATGCCGAACAGTGCCAAGTACGTGGATAAGTACTTGGCATATATCAATGGTTATAGCGAGTTGTTTAAGATAGACACTCCCAAGAGGATGGCTCACTTCTTGGCTCAGATAGCGCATGAGAGCAGCGAGCTGAGATGCACCAAGGAGATTGGCAACAAGAACTACTTTGCGATGTATGACCACGGCAAGCTGAAACAGATGCTTGGCAACGTGAAGGAGGGCGATGGCTACAAGTATCGTGGCAGGGGACTGATTCAGATTACAGGTCGTGCCAACTATCAGGCTTACCAGAACAGCGGCTACTGCAAGGGTGACATCATGGGGAGTCCACAACTGCTGGAGCAGCCGCTTGGGGCTGTGAAGAGTGCGATGTGGTGGTGGTACAAGCATGGGCTGAACGAGCTTGCTGATAGTGATAGTTTCACGGCAATCACGAAGACTATCAACGGTGGTACGAATGGGCTGGAGTCGAGACGGAAGTATCTGACTAGGGCGAAGAAAGTGTTTAATGTCTAGTGTTTGGTTATGAGATTGTATGATGAAAGAATGTGGGGAAGGCTGATGCTGCTGGTAATCGTCGGGTTGCTGGCGGTTTCTGTTTTCTCGGGATGCAGGAGTACCAAGTATGTGCCTTTGGAGAAGGTGGTGTATCGGGAAAGCGTGAAACATGACACGCTGCATAAGAGGGATAGTATCTATATTCGGGATTCTGTCTCTACTTCGCAAAAAGGTGATACTATTTTTCTGGACAGATGGCATCGGGAGACCATCTTGAAGGAGGTGTACAGAAACAAGACGGATTCCCTCATCAAGAGGGATTCGATACCTGTGCCTTATCCTGTGGAGAAGGAGCTATCGAAGTGGGAGCAGTTTGAACTGAAATATGCCATCTGGTCGATGGGTGCGCTCTGCATGGTGCTGGTATGGCTGGGATATAAACTCTATAAATGGATAAAGAATGCAAAACTTAGTTTTCACAATAAGCAAGGATAGCGTGTATGAGGAGGTGGCGAAGGCTACTGCCTACCTCGGGGCAAAGAATGTGGATGCCAACGGCAAGAACTTGTTTGACCAAGTGTTTGTGACGGATGCTGACAAGGCGATGTTGGAGGGATTCTGGGCTGATGCCATCAAGAACTTGGTGTTTGCCTTGCAGCGCAACGTGGGCAAGGTGAACGAACTCGGGGACGAGGAGGGGAGTGTTGGCATCGGTCTTGGCATGACGGACAACTGGAACGAGAAGTTGAAGGGTGCGCTTGATGAATGCTTGAAGCTGTATGTAACCGACAAGGTGCTGGCAGACTGGTGCGCTGTCTCCTACAAGGATATGGCGGAACAATATGCCGCCAAGGCTACGGAACAGCTTCAGGAGATGGGAAACTTGGTGTATGCAAGGAAGAGACCAACTAGATAGGAGATTCAAGGTATGAGAACATGTAACAAGGGCTTTAAGGTGATGCTGGAGTTGACGAAGAGTGAACTGGTGTTTGACATCAAGAACACGGCTTATATCTTTGCCGATTCTTACATCGGTGGTGATATTTCGCAACAACAACTAAAGAATGCCTTCGACATCGGGGAGGATGGGAACAGGGATAAGCTGGCTAGAATATTGGATTCTGCGGTTGAGGACTGCCGAGAAATGCTTTTCAGATTCACGAAGTTGGAAATGATGGGCGGTGGATTCGACTCGAACGAGTGGGAGGAGTGCATCGGTTCGGCTACGAACGAGGAGGATGCCTACTACTTGGCGATGAGGATGCCCGAAGGTTTCTCGAAGACTAGCGTGCATAGCATGACTACTTATGTGCATGACTATATCGTGAACCAGTGCTTGTATGAATGGATGATGATTGTGCTGCCCGAGGCTGCTGACAGATTCTGGGCATTGGCTGAGGACAAAAAGCAGAAGATAAAGAATGCCAGCAATCGCTCTGCCAGACGATGCAGGATTGTGCCGAGGTTGTTTTAGGTAATAATTATAGAATAAGAATTAAGGGTAGCTATCCATCACGGACGGCTACCCTTTTTGTAAGAAAATTTTCGCTAACTCTACCTATTCCGCTGAAGAGGTAGTATCTTGTTGTGTCTTGACCGTTCCGCTGACCTCTGCCTTCACGCTGCCGCTGATATTGGCATTGATGGTGTCTGGGAAGGTGGTCTTGACGTTGATGTCGGTGGTGCTGACTTTGAGACCGTTCTTCTGCTGGTCGGCAAACTGATTCTTGTTTTGTACCATCCAGTTTGTGAGGGCGGTGGAGATATTGTATAACAGCTTGTCGGTGTCGCTGCTGAGCGAGTCGGAATCGACTGACGCATACTTTGTGCTCTCCACCGTGGCTGATGTGGTCTCCTTTTCTCGGTAGAGGACGGCTTGATTGATGAACTCCTGGGCGAAGAGGAAGGACTTTGACACTAGTTGCTTTATCTTGGTGTTGTCGATGCTCAAGGGGGTGTCGTAATTGGTGAGCATTGACTGCAAGCACTGCATGGCTATCTCCTCTCGGGGCTGTAGGGTGGCGATGGAGAAAATCTCCTCTGTCTCTTCTGAGTCTTGCTCGGAAGTCTCGCTTGCTACTGAGGTACGGCTGATAGGTCGGGCATTGGCTGTTCCATTGGAATCGGTTACTCGGGCTATCTTTGTGCCAGTAGTCTTTGTGATGGTGGTGTCGATGATTTTTAATTGAGCTACATATATATCATCATTATACAAACTGCCTTCATCATAGAAATATAATTTTGTCTTATCAGAGAAAACGACATAGCCTGTGAACATATTGGAGCCTCTGTCGTAGAAGCCTACCTCGACTGCGATATTCATGCTGCCATCTTTCTGATAGCCGATGGTTGCGCCATCTTTGACTTTCTGTAAATCGAAATCTAATAACGTATATTCTGCCATGATATGTGATGTTATCTGAGTTTGTTTTGCCATCGCTCTTGGAACTCGCAACCAAAGCCGCTGATGGATTCGTCTGGACTGAGGTTGCCAATGAGGGCGATGCGGAAATATTTATAAGGTGAACCAGCCATACCGCCAAGGCGGCGATTGACAGAGGTGCGGATGGCGAACCAATGGAAGAGGTCGTTGCTGCCATATAGCACTATTCCGCATTTGCCCAAGCCTACATGGAAATATCCTCGGGCTATGCAGGTGAACATGGTCTTGTGAACCTCGTTGCCGCTGAGGGCTACAGGGCGGCTGCAAAGGAAGTATGGCACATCTACGGAAGGCTGCTTGACGTATAGATTGACTATCTTGCCATCTTGGTTGACGGCATAGGCATCGGGATAGATGTTGACTCTCTTCTTGATATTGCTTGCCATCGTGCCCCACATCTTGCTCTTCAGGGAATAGACGTATGCGTATGGGTATTCGGGATTGAAGAGGATGATGCGGTTGTCGTAGTAATCATAAATCATATCTGCATTAGGCAAATATGCTATGAATGGTATGTACTGCACCTCTGCCTCGGGTGTGCCATTGACGGCTAGGACTTTCTTGGCATAGTCGGCTTTGTAAAGCTGGGTGAAGTCGAATGGGTGAGCGTGGTCGTAGAGGGCATCGGTGATGCAGACGGACTCGCTGCCCTGCTGGAGCATGATGCCTCGCTCTGTAGGGAAGAGGACGGCATTATCAATCTGCATAATGCCCTTGGGGTTGCTGCATATCTCTCGGCTGACTGGCTGGCGAGATTGGTATGTGCCTTCGGAAGACAGCATGAGCATCCATACACCCTCATCTGTGAAGGCATAGAGCGGAGCTTCGCCAAACTGCCCCTCGGAGATAGGCTGGGTGTTGGCGGCTAGGGCATTGATGATGGAAGAGCCAACTTGTACGCTGCCTGACGCTGGGAAGACCAGAGGATTCTCGGATTCGCTAACCTTGACCACATTGGGGTGGTGGGAGACATATCTATCCGTGGAGACCATGGCTAGAGCCTCATCGTACTGAGCCTTGGTAATCTCGGTGAGTTCGCCTGTGTCTATCGGTGTGCTGTCCCAATAGTACTGATAGGAGGTGGTGGCGGTGCCTCCAAACGAACCGCCTGAGGTCTCCTTGCGAAGGAGTTTGTAACGGTTCTTCTGGATGAAGGTGGGGAGGCCATCATCATCGTGGAATCGGTACATGTAATCGGATAGCTCGGACTTATCATCAGTAGCAGTGTCGGTTCTTCCACCGAAGCCCATATTGTCCAAGGAATTGGAGGACTGGCGGTCAACGGCTGTATCTGTATGACGTGAGCCATTGACATTGAGATAGTAGGACATGCCGAAGGTTTCGGACGGACGAAGACTGACGGTCTTTGTGAAATACTTGTCGTAGCGAGGTAGATAGAAGTATATCTGCATCTGGGTGGCTAGAATGCTAGGGTATGCCAAGATAGGGGAGATAGGGTATTGCAACTTGCCCTTGTAATAGACATCTCGCTTGATGCTGTTCTCGCTGATGCTGACACGGAAGACGGTATCGCAGACGTAATCGGTGGTGAGGGTATCGACTGGTATGTCGAAATATCCATTCATGCAGAGGCTATCGGCACTGACATTGGGCTTTGAACTGAACGTTGAGGACGTAGTATGCTCGATGCGCTTGCGGTTGCTGAGAACATTGGTATCGAAGGCATTGTATGTGGACTGCTTGATGTTGGCGATGTGCAAGCGATTGTTGTAGGTGATGGTACACTGACCACCGAAGGAGGAGCGTTTGAGGTCGGCAAGGGAAAGGGTCTGCTCGGTCTGCAAGATGCGCTGAAGCTGCACTTCCGTGCCGAACTTTTCACGAGGTATGCTGACGCTGAGATAGAAGGAGGAGTTGTCGAAGGTTTCTCTGACCTTTTCGGCTGACATCATGGAGAAGATGTCGCAATTAACTCCTGATGCCATCTTGTCGTTCCAAAGAGAGCACTGGTATCGGGATATGCCTCGGGTGCGCTTCTCGGTGTCTATGAAGGACTGTGGAGGGGTGAGATAGACATCTACCCCAAGGATGAGGTCTTCAAGCCCCTTCGGAATGTTCATCTGGACGTTGACGGTATGGGTGTGGACGCTGGTAGCTGTGCCACAAGCTTTGTTCTCCTGATACCAGATGAACTTATTGAACGATGTGCGTGGGGTTAGGAGGAAGGGTGTGGAGACATTGGTGTAGGTTGTGCCATCGTAGAGGAGGACTGCAAGGACACCAAAGGAGGTGTACTTGAAGTATTCCTTGCCCTTGGACTGCAACTGCTGGTTGACGAGGGCATCGAGGGCAGTGAAGATGATGTTTGCTCCATTGTAGGAGACATCTACATTGTTGTTGAACCGTGAGTTTTGCTCGAAGGCATCGTCCCAATCATCGGTGAGATTGGCTGACACGCTGACCTGCTCGTCCTTCTTGTCGGTGATGGTGGCACTATATGAGAATGCAGTGAGGTCGAAGGGTATGTAATCGTTGGCATTCCAATAGGCATACATGGTGCTGTTGTCGCCAACGAAACAGAGAATGTTGCCTACGGCTGTGACGGCATTGACGTGGAAACCGCTGAGGTCTATCGGGTGGGGTGTGCCATCGCCTTCTCGCTCTAGCCAATACCACGTATCATCGGACTGGCGGACGATGTAGTGGGAGTGGATGGATTGGTCATGTGTGACCTTGTGGACTAACTCGATGGTTGCGCCATCGGGGATGGTGATGTTCTCCTCGGCTATGACAGGTGTGGGGATGGGGTGGAGTGCTCCATCCTCATTGATGAGATTGAGGCATGTAGCCAGCTCACCATCCTGAGCTTCGTAGTCGGATGGTGAGTGGGAGAGGCCTTGGAATTTTACTTCTTGTATCATATAAATGTGTTGTTTTGATGTTATGACTTTGGACGCTGAATCTCGTAGTAGGTTGCGCCATTGTATGACTTCTTGGGAAGGATGGAGAGGCGAACCATTCGGTTGAGTGGGAGATTATAGCGGTCGCAGATGGCTGTGACGGACGGCTGCTCTGAGCGGAATCCTATCTTGTGGTGCTCCTCGTTGTACTGGAGGGGGCAGAAGGTGGTGTTGGCATCCCGAAGCTGAGGGAAGTCCTCTCGGACGCAGAAGGCATACTGGGCGGTGTCGCTGCACTCGAACACGAATATCTCGGGGTTGGTGCGGTCGATGCGCATGATGTGGTCGTAGAGGGACTTGGAGAGGGTGACGGAATTGGCTCTGCCATCCAGCACCACGTAGTAGTTGCGAAACCAGAGCGACTTGATGGCTCTGATTTTGTCTGATAAATATTTGAACTTCATGTTGCAAAGATACTATGTTTTTGGTGAATGATGTTTATATCCGTTAACTTTTGGCGGTGGATTTCTTGGGCTTTCTGCCCAGGCGGTTGCCATATATCTTGATGGTTTCCCTTCCTCTCTCGGAACGGATGCAGCCACAAGACTTGGTTGAACCTCTGACTAAAGAACCCGAGTTGACTATGCAGCCTACACCGCAATCACATTTGCATATCCAGTATGCGCCATGTGTATCTCCTATTCGGATCATGTCACGGCGGCAGACAACCAGTCTGCCAAACCGCTGACCTGTGAGATTTCTTAACTTTCCCATAAGCTACTTCTCCTTCTTGGCTAGTTTCTTAGCTTCCTCGGCATCGACTGCCTTGCCAACGGAAAGCCGGAAGTCGTTGTGGGAGCGGAAGCTGTAGTAACAGATGTATGAGAGGGATGGGCAGTCTCGCTCCACATGCAGCTTGTGCGCCTTGACCTCCTCCTCGGAACGGAAGATGGTGGAGTTGACGAAGTACTGGCTAGTTCCCTTCTGGGCTATCACCGAGATATAGAACTTCTTGCCAAGGATGCGCTCGATGATGCGCTGGATGATTGAAATTTTCTTTCTTTTCTGTGTCATAGTTGTATTGATGTTTTTTTGAAAATGTTATTACTCGATACCACAGGAGACTATGCAGTCCTCTCTGTTGATACCCTTGAAGTGCTCGCAGCGTTGGCAAGCGAGAGACCCTACCATTAGGATTTCTTGGGTGTACTTGCCATAGATGTTGAAGGGACAAGGAGTGGTGAACTCGCAGTGCCCTCCGACAAATTCGTTTACATTATATATTGGATATTTCATTTTCTTACTTTTGTTAGTTTGATAGCCTTGGCGATGCGGTGGTCGCATTGCACTGGGTACATGATGCACTTGACCCACCAGTATTCAGATGTTGTCTTATGATGCTTGTGAAATGGTGAGTTGCGAAGAATTTTTCTTGCTAGTCTGATTTTCATATTTTTACAATTAAGAATACCATACTTCTTTTGGTAGCATATAATAGCTCATTTGAGTATAGAACTCTTCTGCTATAATATCTAATGCGTTTGGAAGTCTTGCATCAATAAAGCCATAACCGTTATACGTTTCTTCCATATTGTTCAGTTTTTATATCCCCCACTAGGCTGTGATAGCTGGGTGGGGATTGTGTGGTACAATTTACCTGTCATTCTCATCGCCTTTATCAGTCGATGGTCTCCTGCTAGCTTGCCAGAATCTCTTTTACCATGGAAATAACCAAATCGCCATGCCCAATAGCGAGTTCTGTAAACTTGCTTCATAATTTTCTTTGCTAATCTAATCTTCATGCTACTAAGTCTTTATTATTTTTCAAACCTTTAGTTCTCAATGTAAAGTAGAAAGGATAGCAGCATTTCTTAGTCTTATCCAATATTCTTACTTCATAAGTAACAAAAGTACCACATTCTTTGCGATACCCATGAAATTGACCAAAAGAAATGCTTTTTACCTTTCTTAATCTTTTGTAAGAGAAATACCCCATCTTTCTTGATTGAGGTATTATCTTCTTATATTGTTTCTTTACTTTTCTAATGCTCATAACCTAACAAACATGATAAAATGTATTCGGCATCTTGTCTGTTCCAAGCAAAAACAAGATGCTCTTTTCCTTTTTTGTCTTTTATAAGATATACTCCTTGCCGTTTCATACCCAAATCTCCAAACCTTTAAAATTCTTTTCAACAGGCTCATCCTTCCATGTTAAGGAATGACCTATTAATTGCTTGATTCGTCCTTTGGGTAGTTCACACCAATAGTCAACGGCATCCATTTCCCAATAAGGTTTACCATCGCCTAAATCTTCACGGTAAGGCTTTTGTGCAAAGACAAACTCCTTACCATCTGGGTTACAACATAACCATGCCATATTTAATCCTCCTTTTCCTTTAGTATCATTTTCACTTGCTCATACATTGAGCTATCCCATCCTTCATCAAGAGTATCATCGTCATGCTGGTGGTGATTCCAAACGTAATCACTTACACAGTCTCTAAAATAATCGCCATTCGTTCCCTCGCAACTATTATCATCATAGAAACCATCATACCCAAGGAGTTCTTGACATTCCTTGTGCATTAACAAGACACTTCTGTATTGAGGTACAAACTGACGAATATAATTTGTACCGACCTCTATCTTGCATCCACACATACAGCAAGTGTGAGGTGTATGAGCCTTTAGTTCTTTATCAATCCAGTCCATACTTAACCCTCGCTTTCTGCTTTTATGCCTACAGCACTACCATCGTCAAAAAAGGTAAACTTCTCGAAAAGAAAATTAAACCCACAATTACTTCCATTAACAATACAAAATCTATCGGAAACTGCCATTATCAGCATATTCTCCTTGGTGGCTTTTGACTTCAACCACCCAAACGGTTGATGCTTCAACATTTCCTGCCAACACTCCTCTTCGTTGGTAAAGGGTCTGTAGGTAGGTTCTGGCTTGATACGGTAGTCATTGACATTAACAAAGGCATACTCAGCATAAAAGCCATCCTCTGTTGTAATGTCTTTCCACACTCCATTATCTCTGTATTGTATCACTCTGCCTTCTGCAAACGCTTGCAAGATAGGCAATAAATTCTTAACTTCTTTACGTGTCATTGTTTGCCCTCCTCGCACCATCTTAAATATAAATCTTTCTGAGCATCTTTAATAGCATCTGCTGCTATTCTTAATGCCTCATAA